GTTGCTTCTACTTTTACTTGTGTTACAAGATCAACTGCTTATAGGTACGCTTTTGCAGGAGGTAAACCCGTTTTAGAATGTGAAGTATCAAGAGCTATAACAACACAATTTTGGCACGATGGTTCAAATTTCTTACCAGCAAATGGTGACACGTGCTACACCTCTGCTACAGGAAATAATTATTTAGGTAATGGAAATTGGATGATTAGAAACACATCAGGTACAGGCACTCCAACAAGTGTGATTACTATTACTGGAGGTTCGGGTGTAATTTCAGCAGCAATCCTTTGCTTATTTTAACATTTAAATAAATTATGAAAATATTAGATAGCAACATACAGGATTACGTAGGAACTAACTTTTCAGTATATAAAAGAGAAGGAGGAGAAACTATTATGGAGTTTAATGAAACAAGTAATATTATAGAAAACAATGAAATGTATTCTAAAGTATTGCTTGGTGAATGTGGAACTTGTAATTCATTTTATAAAAACTCATTTGAAGGATTTACATATGACAAAGTATTAATTGCTGGATTAGGTTTTGGTTTAATACCACAAACTTTATCTGAGGTAAATAATTGTAGTAAAATAGATGTTGTAGAGATTGACCAAGAAGTTATAGATTATAATATTTCTTCAGGTCACTTGAATAGCGATATAGTTATTATAAAAAGTGATATCTTTGAATATATTACTAACGAGAAATATGATTTAATAATCATAGATACTATATGGAAAGAAGAGGAGATGAGTGAAGCTCAGGTGGATCTTTTAGTCTCTAAATTTCTAAACACAAATTTAAATACGGGAGGAGTATTGTATATTCCTGTCTTAGAAAAATGGTTAATTAACAAATAAAATAGAAATTATGGTAACTTACAATTGGAATTGCAGAACAGTAGATGCTTACGTTGAACAAAACGCAGAAGCAGATGTAGTGTATAATGTACACTGGATCGTAACAGGGACCTCTGACGAGGTTGACCCTAACTCACCAAACATATTTTACCAATCAGGCAGCATAGGTACACAGTTACTAGATGTTAGTGAAATTACAAACTTTATCCCGTTTGCTGATGTAACAAATGAAGAGGTGGTAACATGGACACAAGATGCTATGGGTGCAGAACAGGTTGCTGCTATTGAAGCAGGAATTGCTAGTCAGATTGAATCTATGATTCATCCAACTACAGTAACGCTTACTGTAGGTGAGCCAGTACCGCCAATTCCACCAGTTGAATAACTAAAGACTATTAAAAAATAGTTGTATATTTGTTAAACAATATTAATTTAATTAAATCAAATAAAATGTCAAAGCAATTAAGTAAAGAGCAATTAGAGTTATTGCAAGGATTACAAAACGAATTTAATCAAGCTAAAATAAACATAGCTGATACTGAAATTAAAAAAGCAGGGTTATTAACTGGCTTATCTGAAGTTCAGAAAAAATTCGCAGAACAAGAGCAAATCTTAATGAAGGAGTTCGGAGAGAATGCCGTAATAAACTTACAAACTGGAGAGGTTAAAGACCCAGAGCCAGTAAAAGAAGAAGAAACAGATACCCCATTTGAGGTAGTAAAATAAAGTACAATGGCAAAAATTAGCAACACAGCGGCATACCCTAACATTTCAAGTATTGACTCGGCAGATTATTTAATTTTAACTGACAAGGAAAATAATTTAATGACAAAATCTTGTACGATCTCAACTCTTTCAAGTTTCATTATAGATGCAGGGGTTGTGAAATTAATCGCTCCAGGGGGTGGTGTATGGAAGTTGTTTGTTAGTGATCTAGGAGTTATATCAACTCAAGCTATCAGCTAAACACAGAAATGGACATAAGAAAAATCTCTATAGGATCCGATTATAAATCAGGGGCAATGCACTATATCGTTGGCCAAAATGTCCTTGGCGCATCTTATATAATTCAACATATTTTACATGATAATGATTCGTATAAAATTTGGATTGTAAAAGACAATGAAGTTTTGCTGTGGAAAGAATTTAAATGTACGTTGCCTATATCCTTAGAATACAATATAAATTTCTAGTACTTAAATGAAATCAAATGCAATCACCTTATTCGTTTATCGTAACTCCTTTTAATGATAGAAGGTACGATAATACAAAAACTTATGGTAAAGTAGATTTTATCACAAGCACCTCAGAAGAAGATCATAGCGTCGCAAATAGATATGCTATCGTGGTATCTACTCCAATTAATTATACTGGCCCAGTAAAAGAAGGTGACACCTTATTAGTTCACCACAATGTCTTTAAGTTTTATAATGACATGCAGGGTCGTAGAAAAAGTGGGAAAAGTTACTTCAAAGACAACTTATTTTTTGTCGATCCAGATCAATTTTTCTTATACAAGCAAGACGGGCAGTGGAAGGGATATAATAAATATTGCTTCATAAAGCCTGCTCCTGTAAAAGATTCTTATATTAAAAAATCAATAACAGAAGAACCATTATATGGAACTATAAAATACATTAACGATCAGCTATTAAGTATGGGGTTAAATGTAGGTGACGAGATATCTTATCAGCCAGAAAGTGAATATGAATTTGATGTTGATGGTGAGAGATTGTACAGGATGTTTACTAATAATATAACTTTTGCAGTATGATCTACATCATAGATGATTTTGTTGAGAAGAACCTCTTTAAATTAGCTAACCAATATTTAGATGAGAATAAATTCAATAAAGTAATAGTTGGTGAAAAAGATTTTTATATTCAAGACTCAAATAAGGATTTTGATGAGTATATTGCTACAAAGCTTTCTATCATAGAGGGTAAAAAAATTGAGAATATTTTAAGTTTCTTTAGGGTGGCTACAGACGAGATAGATGTAACATGGCGTATTCATTCTGATTTAAATATCAATGGACAGAAACCAGACAGAGCAGTAGTTCTTTATTTATCTCCACGAGAGAAAGAAGAGCTGCATGGAACGGCACTATGGGAACACTATATTTACGGCAGGGAACTTCCGGAAGATATTAGTGACGAGGAGTATGATCGAATGATAAAAATGGATGCTGACGAATTAGAAAAATGGAGATTGAGTACGGTTGTTGGATATGAAGAGAATAGATTGGTTTCATACCCGTCTAGTTATTTTCATAGCAAATACCCTAACGTCTCTTGGGAAGAAGGTAGAAAGGTTTTTGTGATGTTTTATAAAGTTTCAGATTATGAATGAAAAAAATATTAGTAAAAAAGATTTAGACTGGCAGAAGAAAGTAGACGAATTGAAATTAAAATATAATCAAAATAAAGATGGATGTCGTAAGCATAAAAAAACAGATAATAAAAGCTGGTGAAAAAGCAGTTATGCAGCTGATAAGAGTAGCGGAAGAACATATCATCAAATATGGTGAGGATGATGAACTTGCTGCTGATAAATTAAAAAATGCAGCAGCTACAAAAAAGCTTGCAATATTCGATGCTTTTGAGATTTTAAAGAGAATAGAAGAGGAGAAGGATATGATAGATGGAGTAGATAATAAAAAAAATAATACCCCAAAAGGATTTGCTGAATCAAGGTCAAGATAAATTATATGTAGAACTTATTAATATAGTTCCTAAAGCAGCCTTTGCTAATAAAAACAGGTCTAAAACCTGGGCTTATGGCTATAATGAAAAATATAATTTTGTAGTGATCTCCAAGACCGGAGAAATTGGTCAGATAATAAATATTAGTGGTTTAAATATTGCTCTTCCTAAAGTCCCTAAAGATATATTGAAAAGATCTGATAAAAAAGATCAGCAGTATTGGGAGCCAAAAATACTTCCTAAAGAACTAAAAAGAATAAAGTCTATATTCCAGTGGCATAGCACCCCAGCTACTTTTAAAAACCAGTGGGTAGATTATGTAGAAAATGAATTTAATTACAGGGAGCAGGGGCGTTGGTTTATGAATAACGGAACTCCTTCGTATATTACAGGTACTCACTATATGTACCTTCAATGGACTAAAATCGATATAGGTCTACCTGATTTTAGAGAAGCAAATAGAATTTTTTATATTTTCTGGGAAGCCTGTAAAGCGGACAAGAGAAGCTTTGGATTAGATTATCTAAAGATCAGACGTTCTGGATTTTCATTCATGGCGTCCTGTGAAGGAGTGAATACAGGTACGATCACAAAAGATGCTCGTATAGGTATTTTATCTAAAACAGGTTCGGATGCAAAGAAAATGTTTACAGACAAGATTGTTCCTATCTCAAATAACTACCCTTTCTTTTTTAAACCTATCCAAGATGGTATGGATAAACCTAAAACGGAATTAGCGTATAGGGTTCCAGCATCTAAGATTACTAAAAAAAATATGTACCTAACCGAAGAGCAGGAGCTTGAAGGATTAGATACCACGATTGACTGGAAGAATACTTCAGATAACTCCTATGATGGGGAGAAATTACAGCTACTACTACATGATGAGAGTGGTAAATGGGAGAAGCCTGAGAATATCTTAA